GATAGAGTGAATATTGATTTTGGTGGATTAGGTTATGATAGCCTACCATCGTTCGTAAGTGTAGCATCAACACAAGGAACAAATGCCACATTATTACCAGATTCTACAACAATTAATAGAGTAGATGATATTAGAATCTTAAATCCAGGTTTTGAATATTCATCCGATCCTACACTTAAACCAGAAGCATTTATTTCTCCTGTAATTTCAATTATAAATTCTGATACAATATCAAATGTTGAAATACTTGATGGTGGTAAAAATTATACATCAACTCCTAATCTAGTAATTATTAATCCAGTTACTAGAGTTGAAGATACTTCTGGAACAATAACTGGTACAGTTGCAAGCAATTCTTTAAGTAATGTAGAAATTGTTGTTCCACCAAAAGGTCTACAGTCAGTAACACATGAAATATTTGCAATAAACAATGACAATGGATCTACTGTAAGTAAATTAGTATACGATGCAGCAGTAGGTATTGTAACATGTACTCTTGTAACTCCAATATTAGGTTTCTCTGTTGCTCCATTCTCAGTTGATGAAGAAATATTTGTAGAGGGTCTTGAAAAATTTGGTAACACAGGAACAGGATTTAATTCTGTTGAAAATGGATTTAATTTTTTCAAAATATCTGCAGTAAATAATATAAATCCTGCCACAATTTCTTTTGATATATCTCCATTTACTACTAATGCTGGTATTGCAAAAACTATTCAGAATTCTTTTGGAACGATAGTAAGTCGTAATTCTTATCCACAATTTAAAGTTACTCAGGAAATTTCTAAATTTAGTGTTGGTGAAAAACTATTAGCTTTTGTAGGAACATCATATATTCCTGTAGATTTAAAAGTATCTGTTTCAACTAATGAATTTATAAAAGTTGTAGAAGAAACACCTGGCGCATTTAACTTAGTTACTGGTCAACTTATAAAAGGATTTGTTTCTGGTAATATAGCAACAATTAACACTATATCCAAGAATTCTGGAAGATTTGATATTAGCTATTCATTAAGACAAGATCAAGGTTGGAATAATGATATAGGTAAATTAAGTCAAGATTATCAATTAATACCAGACAATGATTATTATCAAAATTTATCTTACAGTGTAAAAAGTTCAGTAACTTATGAAACTTTAGTTAGTTCTGTAAATAGATTGCTTCACACTAGTGGACTTAAGAATTTTGCTGATGTAGGAATAACATCAACAACTAGTGTAGGTATTACAACTTCAAGTTTTGCAGATACTCTTGCTTTAGATTTTATTGACAAAAAAAGAGTTGATACAATTAACAACTTTGATTTTGCTTTAGATATTGATACTGTTGATGGAAAATCAAAATTCCTTAAATTAAAAAATACAAAATTATCACCTTATATTGAATGTAAAACAAACCGTGTTTTAGAAATAGATGATATATCTGCTTTATTCAAAAGCACTGCTACAACTTTAACTCAATTCTTAGATTTATCAATAAATGCAAGATATGCAACATTTTTAGTACAGATTAGAGATCCTAATACAGGAAATACTCAGATATCTGATATTATTTTATTTAAAGATAGTCTTAATATATTTACTGCTGAAAGATCAAAAATTCATACAACTTCATCAGAACTTGGTACTTTACTTGGCCAAATGGATGGTTCTAGTAATGTAAGTTTAAAATTTACCCCAGATGATCCAGAAAACAATGATTATGATTTAAAGATACTTCAAACTTCATTCAATACAAATTTAACAGGTATTGGAACACAGTCAATAGGATTTATAAATTTATCTGGTATAAACACTACAGTAGCAACAGCAACTACATCTACAATTATATCAACTAATATTAATAATACAGACGCATTTTTTGCATCAATTGAAGTAAATGATCTTGCAACAGATGAAACTAATTTTGTTGATGTATATTTGACACATGATGGATCATCCTCATACATAGCAGAATTTTATGCAGATACTGAAAATGCTTCAACATCTAATTTTATAGGAACATTCACCTCAGATATTACTTCAAATATCTTATCATTAAACTTTGAAAATGATCAACCAAATGAAGTTCTAGTTAGATCAAGAGTAATTGGTATTGGAACAACAGCAGCGGGAATTGGAACCTATAGATTTAAGTTAACTGGTCAACTTGATGGAACTGAAAAAACTACTAGATTTGAATCTAATTTCTCAAACGTATCAGTAGCATCTACAATTGCAACATTCTTAGAAAATGAGATTTCTACTTTAAAGGGATTTGTAAGAGTTTCAAGTGGTTCAACAAGTGCTCTGCATCAAGTTTTAGTTGCTCATGATTCTACTGATTCACATAGTGTTCAATATCCATTCATATCAATAGGTAGTACTTCAGGTATAGGAACATTTTCTTCAACTTTAGTTGGTAATGATTTAAACCTTAACTTCCATCCAGATCCTCTTTATACTGGTGGAACTAATAGTGTTCAGGTACAAACATTTACAGAAGCATTCTATACTCAAAGTGACTTATTAAATATACCCCCAGATTTACAATACGGAACAGTTACAGAGTCTTTATTCTTAGGACAGTATGATGCATTAAATGGCGCAAGATCGGATAAGACAAGTTTTGTACTTCAAAATGATTCTACACCAATATTCCAAAAGCAATTTAATCCTGCAGATGCATCAAGTTTAGATACATCAACTGGTGTGTTTACAATATTAAATCATTTCTTTGAAACTGGTGAAAGATTAGTATATGTGCCAGGTTCAACATTTGAAGGTATATCAGTAACTGGAATTACAACTGCTGGTGGCACTTTAGGTTCAGAAGTATATGCTATTAGATTAACAAAAGATACATTTAAAATATCAAAATCTCGTCCTGATGCATTAGCAGATATTGCAGTTACATTTACTGGAACAGGATCTGGTAATGCTCATGAATTTGAAATGTTTAAGAAAAATGAGAAAGCATTGATATCAATTGATGGTGTAATACAATCACCAATGGCATTTACACCAATTACTACAGATCTTGAATACAATATTACAAATACTCAAACAACATTCAGTGTAACTGGAATCTCTTCAATACAATCAAATGACATCATTAAAATAAATGATGAATTTATGAAGATAACAAATGTTGGTCTGGGAACTACATCAGTTGGACCAATAACTCAAAATGGATCAGTAAATGTTTTAGTTGTGGAAAGAGGTGCAATAGGATCTGCTTCTACAAATCACAGTTCAGGTGCAACAACTAGATTATTCTCTGGTGGTTATAACATTGTCGATAGTACAGTTCATTTCACAGATTCACCAAAAGGAGATGCAAATGCTACACAAAAGACACAAGCAAACTTAGATCCTGTTAGATCAACCTTTAATGGAAGAGTATATTTAAGACAAGATTATAGTACAAATACTATATTTGATGATGTTTCTGGTGGATTTACTGGAATAGCTGCAACACATCCATTAAGAGTTGGAGGTGCAAGCACATCTGGTATTCAAACAGGAAGTAGCATATTACTCTTAAATGGAATATTCCAAACACCAAGTACATTTAATAATTTAGGTAATAATTATGAGTTTAATGAGGTTGGTGGTGAAAGTAATGTAGTATTTACTGGAATAACATCATCAAATGGTTTAAAAATTATTAGTGATACTGATGTAAATCAAAATCAACTTCCAAGAGGTGGTGTGATTGTATCACTTGGATCAACTGGTGGATTAGGAGTTGCAAATTTAGCACCAGCAAAAGTTAAAGCAACTGTGAATGGAAGTGGAGCAATAGTTGGAATTGTTGGTCTTAATACAACTGGTAGTGCTTTTGGTATTAGTACAGCAAAATACAATCATCTAACAGGTCAACTTCAAGTTACTACTTCAAGTAATCATGGATTTAGAAATATTAATGAGTTTGTAAGATTAGATGGAATGACATTTAATCCTTCTCTAACAATTCCAAATGATAGAGACTTTAGTGTAACTGGAATATTATCATCAACAACATTTACAACTGATATTGGTGTCGATGCACAAGCACATGCTTACGTAGGAAATGGAACTGCATTTGAGTATCTTGGTGATTTGACATTTGGTTCTGGATATCGTAATCCAGTTTCTGTTGCAGTTACTGATTTATCTGGAAATGGAGCAAGTGCAAATATCACAGCTGAAGTTGTTTCTAACACACACGTATTTGTAAGTGCAACAACCAATGCTGTTACAGTTACTGGAGGTTCTCCACTTACTCCTACAGGTGCTACATATGATCCTGCAACAGGAAATTTAGTAATTACGAAAGCATCTCATGGTTTAACCACAAGTGATACAGTTGGTCTTGCAACAAATTCATTTGTGTTCAGATGTGCACAAGATAATTTCTCAACAGACCATGCATATCCACGTTCTGGTCCTACTCCAAGTTCAGCAGGGGGAGATCCAGCGCATAATGCAACTCTAGCAATCACCACAAAAACAACTAATACATTTACTGTGAATGTAGGTATTACAAATACTGGAACAGGTGGTGCACTTAAATTTAATATTAATAATGCAGGTACTGGCTATACACAACCACAAATACAAGTTTCTTCACCATCATATGAAAATCTACCAATTGTTGGAGTTTCTAGAAGAGGTATAGGAGCAACAACTGACACTGGAACAGGTGTTACTGTAGATATTGAAGTGGGAGCTGCTAATACCACAGTTGGTATAGGATCTACATCCTACGAAGTAGTTAACTTCAAATTAAATAATAATGGATATAACTTTAAGTTAGGTGATGTATTTAAACCAGTTGGATTAGTTACTGATAGATTCTTAAATACTTCATCATTAATCAATGATTTTGAATTAACAGTCACTGAAGTATTCAAAGATCAGTATTCATCTTGGAATTTTGGTCAATTTGACTTTATTGATTCTATAAAAGATTTACAAAATGGTGTACGAAAGAGATTCCCAATATTCTATAATGCAAGTTTATTAAGTTTTGAGGTAGATCCAGACAATCCAGATTCATCACTTATTGATCTTGATGCGTTATTACTTATATTTGTAAATGGAGTAATACAAGAACCAAACAAATCTTATACCTTTGATGGTGGTTCATCATTCGAGTTTGTACAAGCACCTGATGCTAATGACATTATTGACATATTCTTCTATAAAGGAACAACTGGTGTTGATTCAGTTCAAGTATCTGCAGGAGCATCAATAGCACCTACTATAAAAACTGGTGATGTTGTTCAATTAAATAAAATTGGTGTAACAACAACTCAAGATCCAAGAACAATATTCTCAATCTTAGCATCTGATGAAGTTGAAACTAATCTTTATACTGGACTGGGTGTTAATGAGACAACATATAAACCATTTAGTTGGATAAAACAAAAGATAGATAAAAAAGTAAATGGTGAAATAATATCTAAATCTAGAGATTCTATTGAATCTCAGGTATATCCAACTGCCAGAATTATTGACGACATAACAACTACCGATAATGAACTATTTGTTGATAATGCAAAATTCTTTAATTATGAAGAAGATTTTTCAAGTTTAGTAATTGGTAGTGTTGGTGGATTAATAGTTGGTTCAACTAATCCTGTTGCTGCTGGATTTACTGCAGTTGTATCAGCTGCTGGTACGATATCATCACTTTCTATTACAAGTGGTGGTAGTGGTTATGTAGGGTCTACAACTTCAATTTCAATTTCTGCTCCTCATGCTATAGGAGTAGGTGTTGGAACAACTGCAGTTGCAACTGCATCAATCACTAATGGTGTAATAACAGGAACAACAATAACAAATCCTGGTTTTGGATATACATATATTGCGGTTCCTCAAGTCTTAGCACCACTTCCAAATGCAGTAAAAGAAGATATTGATACAATCACAACCGTTCAAGGATTTGATGGTGCAATCACAGGTATAGGTGTAACTGGTGGAATAGGACATCCAACTGCTCTTAAATTTACAATAAGTGCGGATTTAACAAATAATCCAAATTCAGTTCTTACAGATTTAAAAGTTGGTTATCCAATATACATATTTGGAACACAAGTTGGACATGGTGTTACCTCAGTTGTGAGTGATAATTCCACTGTTGTTGCAACTGGAACAACATGTGTTGATAATATCTACTTTGTAAATGCCTTTAATTCAGGTGTTGGTATTATTACATGTAATATAATGACTGGTGTTAATACTACTGGTATAGATACTTCTGGTTCAACAATCGGTGGTTTCTCTTGGGGAAGATTCTCTGGATTTACCAGAGGTTTAAATCCTGTATCAATAGGTGTTACTGGGTTAACAATAGACTCTGGATTAACAACTTACCCATCTATCCAGAGAAGGGATTTTGGTCTTAGAGACAATGGTTCTTTAAGAAAGGATCTTGGGTAGTATAAATATAGAAAAAAGCTAATGATATGGCTGCAATTGTAACAGATCAATTTAGAATTCTAAATGCAAATAACTTTGTAGAGACAGTGGATGACTCTGCAAATTCTTATTATGTCACATTAGGTTTGGCTAATCCAGCACTTGCAGTTGGTTTTGGTAGAACCACTACTTGGAATACTGATACACCTAATCCAACAGATAATTTTAATTACATAGACCATTCTGGAGATACAACAATATTTGGTAAGAAGGTTACTAGTGCGAATATAAGAAGATTAATAACAAGAAGAAACTGGACTCAGGGAACAAGATATGAAATGTATCGTCATGATTACAGTGTTACGAATCCTTCACCCGTTACAAACTCAACAAGATTGTATGATTCAAGTTATTATGTAATTAATAAAAACTTTGATGTTTATGTTTGTATCGATAATGGTTCTTCAGGCATCAGTTCAACTGGAAATGCATCACAAGATGAACCTTTATTTACTGATTTAGAACCATCAAGAGCAGGCGAAAGTGGTGATGGATATATTTGGAAGTATCTATTTACTGTCCCTCCAAGTGATATTATAAAATTTGATTCAACAGAATACATTTCAGTTCCAAGTGGTTGGCCAACCTCTTCAGAAACTCAAATACAATCAGTAAGAGAGAATGGAGATTCAACCATAAACAATAATCAAATTAAAAAAGTTTATGTTGATAAACAAGGTTTTGGATATTCTCAAAACATTGTTGGTAGAGAAGTTGATATTGTTGGAGATGGTACAGGTGCAAAAGTTATTATTGACACTGATAGTAATGGTAAAATAATAAAAACAGTTGTTTCTTCAGGTGGTCAAGGTTACACTTACGGAATGGTTGATTTAGGTCCACTTGGAAATAGTGGTGTTTCAGTTGGTAATTTTGCTAAATTAATACCAATTATTCCACCATCCAATGGACATGGTTTTGATTTATATAAAGAGTTAGGAACTGATAAAATTTTAGTTTATGCAAGATTTGATGATTCAACAAAAGATTTTCCAACAGATACTAAATTTGCACAAATTAGTATAATTAAGAATCCAACATCTATTGGATCTACATCTGTCTTTACTGCTAATGACTTTTCATCAGTCAATGCTATAAAGATTGTTTCACCAACTGGAACTCCAACTATCGGAGAAAAAATTAAACAAACTGTTACTGGTGGAACAGCTGAGGGATATATTGTTTCTTATGATACTGATACTAACGTAATTAAGTATTATCAAGACAGATCATTATTCTTTAATCAGACTAGTTCTGATCAAACAGACTATGTTGGAATTACAACTGGATCTAAAGTTTTACAGTTTGAATCATCAGCAGAGAGTGTAATTGCACCTACAAGTGGATTTAATGCCACTGTAGATCAAAATTTTACTGGAATAAGCACTAATCCAACTGGAAATAAGGTTATTTCATTAGGTGTGAACTTCACAAATGGTCTTGCATCTGCTGAGATAAATAAAAAGTCGGGTGAAATAATTTACTTAGATAATCGACCACTAGTTACTAGGAATCCTAGACAAAAAGAAGACATTAAAATCATCTTGGAATTTTAAAAAATGCCACAAAAAACGAATTTAAATATAAGTCCTTATTATGATGATTTTAATAAGGAAGATAAATTTTACAAAATCCTATTTAAACCAGGATTCCCTGTTCAAGCAAGAGAATTAACACAGTCTCAATCAATTCTTCAGAATCAAATTGAGTCATTTGGTAGTCACATCTTCAAAGATGGGTCTATGGTGATACCTGGTAATATAAATTTTGACCAACAATATCATTCAATTAGAATATTAGATAGTCATTTAGGTATTCCAGTAACGTTATACTTAGAGCAATTAATAGGATTAAGATTAAAAGGTCAAACTTCTGGTATTATTTTAACAATTGATAGTTTTGAATTAGCAGGAACAAATACACAAATAGATGATTTAACAATATACGTTAAATATTTGGAGTCTGGAGATAATAATGAAATATCAAATTTAGATGATGGAGAGCAATTAATAGTTCAAGAATCATTTACTTACGGAAATACTGCGATTAATGAAGGTGAAACCGTTCTTACATTAGTCGATACTAATGCTTCTGCAGTTGGATCTGCAGTTGGTATATCTTCTGGAACATACTTTATTAGAGGAAATTTTGTAGATGTATCTACAGATAAAATTGTTTTAGATCCATATTCAAACACACCATCATATAGGGTTGGTTTAAATATTGATGAGCAATTAATTACTGCTAAAAATGATGATTCTTTATATGATAATGCAAGAGGATTCTCAAACTTTGCTGCACCAGGCGCCGATAGATTAAAAATAACTACAACTTTAGGAAAGAAAAGTCTAACTGATTTTAACGATACAAACTTTATTGAATTATTGAGATTAGATGAAGGTGAAATTAAAAAAATTGTTAAAAAATCAGATTATTCTTTAATCAGAGATTATTTTGCCGAAAGAACATTTGATGAATCTGGAAACTATTCAGTTGATGAATTTGATGTTCAAGTATTCAATTCATTAAATGATGGTATATCAAACGAAGGTATTTTTAGGTCAAATGAAGTAACTGACCAACAAAATACACCATCTGATGATTTAATGTGTGTAAAAGTATCACCTGGAAAGGCATACGTAAAAGGATATGATATCAATTTAGGTGGAACATCAATCATAGATGTAGAAAAACCAAGAGATAAGCAAATAGTAGGATCATCATTAGTTCCGTATCAAATGGGAACTATTTTAAGAGTAAATAATGTTTTTGGAGCTCCTTCACCAAATATTAACGAAGATACTTATTGTTTAGAATTTTATAATCAAAGAACAGGTTCAAATACTGCTGGAACAGGAGAATTAGTAGGAAAAGCAAGAGTTTATTCCTTTACAGTATCTGATGCTTCTTATGTTAATGATGCTAGTGAATGGGATTTACATCTATTCGATATGCAAACATTCACTCGTTTAGAACTTAATCAATCTGTAAGTAATACTGAACTTCCTAATACTTCTTTTGTAAGAGGAGTAAGTAGTGGTGCAACTGGATATGTAACAGGCCATGACAGTGCATTCGTTAAATTAACTCAAGTTACTGGTACATTTGTAGCTGGTGAACAAATCATTATTAATGAGGATACAGAAATATCAAGATCAATAAAAACTGTTAGAACTTTTGGTATACAAGATATTAAATCGGTTTATCAAGATACTTCTTCCGTATCTGGATATGCTGCTGATTTTGTTGCTGATACAGTATTACAAAGCAGAGTACCAACTGGTTTTAGTATTACTGACAATTTAAATATAAATGCTGCTGGTATTGCCACATGTGCAGGTAGAAGTTTTACAGGTATAAAAACAGATACTATTGTTAGATACCAGTTAACAGGTGAAACAACAGAAAGGTTTAATAGAGTCATAGATGTTGATACTACTGGACTATTCATTGAATTAGCTGCTGTTAATAATGTTACTGGTGTATGTAATGGTGCATTACCCACTGGTGAATCTGTATCACCTACATTTAGTTTCGGTGTTCCTAATATAAATTTAAATGAAAATAAAGGATTATATGCTGAACTAGGTAATAGAAATGTATCTGATATTGATTTATCAACTGCTAATTTAACAGTTGGTAAAAATATAACAGGAGAATCTACAGATGGATCTGGTGTTTTAACATTTGATCTTGCTGCTAGTGGTATTTCAAGTGCATTTTATGAAGGTTTTGATGCTGAAAGATATTCAGTTCACTATTCAAATGGATCAATCGAACAATTAACATCAGATCAATTTGTTTTAGGTGCAAGTGGTCAGTCTGTTACTATAAATGGATTAACAGCTAGTCAATCAAACGTTGTTGTAAGCACAACTCTTAAAAAACAAGCATTAAAGAGTAAGCAAAAAAATTATATTAGAAGTGAAAAAATAGAAGTTCTTAAAACTGCTGTAGGAATAAACACAACTCTTACAGGAATGGATCAAGCTACTGGTTATGGTTTAAGAGTAGAGGATAGAGAAATATCATTGAATGTTCCTGATGTAGCAAAAGTTATTGGAGTTTTTGAGTCAATTGACAGTAATTCACCAACACTTGATAGATTAACATTCCCCAGTGGTTTAAGTTTAGATACAGCAGCAATAGTAGGTGAAAGAATACTTGGTGATAGTAGTGATGCAGTGGCACAAATAACTGCATTAATATCTGCAACACAAGTTGAAATAGCATACTTAACACCATCGAAATTTACAATAGGTGAGGTTTGTAACTTTGATGAATCAAATATATCCACAACACTACAACTTATAACTGTTGGAAATAATTTAAACATTACAAATAGATTTGAACTTGATAAGGGTCAAAGAGAACAATTCTATGATTATTCTCGACTTGTTAGAAGAGTTAATTTTCCACCCCCAACTAGAAAAGTTTTAGTTGTATTTGACAAATATATCTTACCAGCTAATGATACTGGAGATTTTTATACAGTTGCATCATATGATGAAGAAAGATTCTCTCATGATGTACCATTACTTAAAAATGGATTAAGAGCAACCGATACTATTGATTTTAGACCAAGAGTTGCAACTTACACTGGTGCGGAATCCCCATTTGCTTTTAAGAATAGAACTTTTTCATCTACTTTCAATCCATCATTTATTGTAACTCCAAATGAGAGTTCAATTATTGGATATAATTTCTACTTACCACGAAATGATAGGGTCGTTTTAGATATTTTAGGAAATCTATCAGTAATTAAAGGAACATCATCAACTGACCCAACAACTCCTGTAGTATCTGAAAATGCAATGGAAGTTGCAACTATTCAATTACCTGCATATCTTTATAATCCTGATGATGCAATCATAAGAGTTTCTGATAATGTCAGATATACTATGAAAGATATTGGTAGACTTGAAGATAGAATAGATGTTTTAGAAGAAGTTACTTCATTGAGTTTATTAGAACTTGATACAAAAACTCTACAAGTTCAAGACGCTGATGGTTTATCAAGATTTAAAACTGGTTTCTTTGTTGATGATTTTAAAAATATAGATCTTTTAGATACTAATGATCCAGATTGTAAAATTACTGTTAACTCTGATAATAGAGAATTAGAGGTTCCTCAAGATTTCTGGTCTATGAAACCAGAATTAGCACTTGATTTAACAACTAATGTTGATACTGCTGATTTTTCACAAGATCTTCAATTATTAGATACTAATGTTAAGAAAACTGGAGATTTAATAACTTTAAATTATGAAGAAGTTGATTGGATAAATCAACCATTGGCATCAAGAGTAGAAAATGTTAACCCATTTAATATGGTTGAATTTCTTGGTAATATTGAATTAAAACCATTTGCTGATACTTGGGTTAGAAATGTATTTGTAGATGGTGGTGTTAGGAGATTAACACAAGGAAGACGTAATAGAAGATTTATTGAGACTCTTCTTACAAACCAAGCACCCGATACACATATCAGATCTAGAAACGTTGCGTTTACAGCAAATGGACTAAGACCAGTTGCTAGATTTTACCCATTCTTTGATAGTGTAAGTGGAATAGATATTGTTCCAAAATTACTTGAAATATCCATGACAAATGGAATATTCCAAAAAGGTGAAACAGTAGAGGCATATGATTCAACTGGTGCTCGTGTTGCAATATTCAGAATTGCTCAACCAGATCATAAATTAGGAGATATCAATTCACCTGAAGAAACATTTAATGCAAATCCATATAATACATCTACATCACTCGGTTCTGTATATTCTGCATCATCAAGTGTTTTAAATATTGATGTTTTATCATTAGCAGATGAAGCACAGGGAAGATTCTTTGGATTTATCCCTACAAGTAATGTTACTTTATTAGGTCAAAGTAGTGGTGCACAAGCAGAAATGGCTAATGTTAGATTAGTTGCAGATACATATGGAGATCTTTATGGATCATTCTTCTTTAGAGATCCACTAACAAGTCCACCACCACCACTAAGATTTAAAACAGGTATTAGTACATTTAAATTAACTTCAAGTTCTGTAAATGCAGAACCATTACCTGGTAGTTTACTAATAAGTTCTGGTGAGACCACTTATCAAGCAGAAGGTAGAGTAGATACATTTACAAACACCTTAGTAATCATAAGAAGAAGACGTATGTGTGACCCTCTTGCTCAGTCATTTACGACTGATGAGAGTGGTGCGTTTGTAACTGCTGTTGATTTATTCTTTGGTAGTAAAGATCCTAGTCAAAAATTAGCAGTTGAATTAAGAACAATGGAGTTGGGACTTCCAACAAATACACTAGTTCAAGATTATTCTCGTATTGTGGTTAATCCAAATGATATTAATATATCAACTAATGCAGAGATACCAACAAGAGTAAAATTCCCATCCCCAGTTTATCTTGAACCAGGTACTGAATATGCACTTGTATTATTAGCACCTACAACAAATCTTTACGAAGCATGGATTGCTCAGATGGGTGAGAGAACTGTAAATACGCAAAGTTTACCAGATGCTGAATCAGTTGTTGTTACTCGTCAGTATGTTGGTGGAAGTTTATTTAAATCACAAAATGGTACTATTTGGACACCAAGCCAGTTTGAAGATCTTAAATTTAAACTACGCAAGGCACAATTCTCAACTACTGCTGGTTCTGCATTCTTCTATAATCCAAAATTAGAAAAAAATTCTAGTATTATTGAAAGATTGATTCCAAATGCAATCAAAACATTACCAAGAAAATTAAAAGTTGGTATTACAACTACAACTCATGCATCATCAATTGCAAAACTATCTCTTGGTACTCAGGTAAGTGATTCTACATCTGCGACTGCAATTCAAGGTTATATTGAACAGGTTGGTGGTCCAATTAATACATTTGCTATAACAAATGGAGGAACAGGATTTAAAGCAAGTCAAAGTAGTATTGCTAATGTTCCTTTATATGCAATCACTGGAAGGGGTACAGGTGCGACTGCAACAGTTAATACTAATGCTTCAGGGCAAGTATCGTCAATTAGTTTAACAAGTAATACAGGTGGTTCTGGATATGTTGTAGGAGATGTTCTAGGAATTACAACATCACATGGTATTGGTGATAAAAAAGGAAGTGGTGCTGAAATTACAGTTACTGCATTAAATGGAAGAAGTACTTTATACTTGAATAACGTTCAGGGTGAGGCATTTACAACAGGACAAGCACTTGTTGTTTATGAAGGAAGCACTGCAACATCTTATGGTAGTACAACAATCACATCATCAGCAATATATGATGATAAGTATGCTGGCAATGTAATTGAAGTTGAACAATACAATCACGGTATGCAAGCTGATACTAACTTAGTTACTCTTGCAAATATTGAACCAGATACTGAACCAGTTCTTCTTACAGATTTCTTAGATGTTTCTGATCAAATTATATCTGTTGCAAACACAACAGCATATGCAACGTTTAATGGAATATCAACTTCACAAGGGTTTATTAAGATAAACAATGAAATTATTTTCTATAATAGCATTGGAGTGAATCAATTGGGAATTGGAACAAGAGGTATTGATGGAACTATTGTTAGAACACATAGTGTAAATGATATTTCTCGTAAGTATGAATTAAATGGTTTTGATCTATCAAGAATTAACAATGATCATAACATGTCAAATACAACTGCTCTTAGTGATGCTAGAGAAATTGATTCTTACTATCTTGAGATTAACAGAGGTGGTTTAGCAAACGGTGATAGTCAAGTTAGTTTCACAAAAGAACAAAATGTTGGTGGAGATGATATCTTTGCTTCTCAAAATTATCAGTTTGACACAGTTATACCTCAGTTTAGTGTATTAACACCAAGTGATAACACAACAGTTTCTGCACAAGTTAGAACAGTTTCAGGAACAAGTGCTGGTGGTGGAGAAGTTCCATTCATTGATCAGGGATATGAACCTGTAACTCTTAATGAACCAAATACATTAACTACACCTAGATTAGTATGTTCAAGAGTTAATGAAAATACAAGATTAACTGGATTACCATTAAATCGTTCATTTACTCTAGGAGTAAGACTGGAGACTACAGATCCAAATCTTTCTCCTGTATTAGATACATTAAATGCAACAGTTATCTATCAAAGATCAAGACTTAACAAACCTATAGACAATTATGTGAAAGATGGTAGATCTAATGCAACAACTGGTGATCCTCATTCTGCGGTTTATATAAGTAATCGAGTCGATCTTAAAAATCCTGCAACATCATTGAAAGTATTAGTTGCTGCATATCGTCATTCATCTGCCGACTTTAGAGTTCTTTATCAATTGTTCAGAGAAGATGGTAGTGATACTGAGTTATCTTATGAACTATTTCCTGGTTTTGATAATCTTACTGATACAGATGGAGATGGTTTTGGTGATAATATAATTGATGCTTCTAATAATAGTGGTAGACCAGATGCTTTTGTTTCAGGAAGTAATGCAGATCAATTTAATGAGTATCAATTTAGTGTTGATGATTTAGACGAATTTACTGGATTTAAGGTTAAAATTGTATGTAGTGGAACAAACGAAGCACTAGCACCTAAATTTAAAGACTTTAGAGCAATTGCACTCGCATGATACCAGTCGAAGGACATAAAAATTTATACCGAGATGAAAAATCTGGGGCTATCATAAGCACTGATAGTCACGGATTTTCTCAGTATAAGAAGTCGAAAAAATTAAAATTGACTCAAAAAGAAGAAATAGATCGTATGAAAAATGATATTGAAGAAATCAAATATCTACTTAAACAGATAGCATCAAAATAGACGGGTTATATTAAATATAAATATATCTTAGATCGTGATATTGTTTCTAAATGGCAATTTATGTTAGCAACCTTGTTCTGAGCACTGAATCTGACTTCTCTCAGATCTTTACTTTAGAAAATGCTGCTACTAACTCACCGACTAATTTAACTGGATTCTCAATTGCAGCCACAATTAGAAAGCACCCTGCTGCTAAAAAAGGTGAAGCTTTTGAGGCTACTATAACTAATGCAACTGGTGGAAAGATTAGATTAGGAATGTCTGCTGCAAAAACTCAAGAACTTACAAATTCTGGTTTTTTTAGAAATGGTAGATATGTTTATGATGTTGTTATTAAAGATAGTGCTAATGAGAGAACAAAGGTTCTGGAAGGTTCAGTGTTAGTAAACATTGGAATTACTAAAATCCCCGTAACATAAATCAATATGGCTGAAATTAAAGTACGAGTAGGACAACAAAATGCTATTAAGGTTACATCCTCATTAGCAGGTAGTGGTGCAGGAACTATCGGTGAATTAAGTGATGTGGATGCTTCTAATCCACAAAATGGAATGATTTTAGTATATAACAGTACCACTCAAAAATGGACTGGAACACTTGAATGCACACCAGGTGCAACACAGAATCTGGATATAAACGGAGGTAGCTTCTAGAGATGGCGAGTTTTATAAGAATAAAAAGATCAACTGGTACGTCGGCACCATCGTCTTTAAAATTTGGTGAAATGGGTGTCACCCTCAGTGGAGGAGGCACACAAGGTAATAGTGGTGATAGATTATTTGTTGGAGATAATGGAGAGAATCCACAAGTAGTTGGTGGTAGATATTTCACAGATTTATTAAGTAATACTGCTGGTTCAGTTGCAAGTGCTGCTAACGCATCAACTGCTGCAAATGGATTTGTCGCAATACTTGACCAAACTCGTAAAGTAGATCAATGGAATGTAGATAACTTAAGATTAGATGCAAACGTACTTTCATCGACAAACACGGATGGAGATATTTTCTTTACACCTAATGGAGCTGGTGAAGTAGTAATCGGAGATGATATATTTCTAACCTTTGGTGATAGTAAAGACGCAAAAATAGAGTATGATGAGAACGGAACTGATAGAGTACAAGTAACTGGTGCTGATTGGACATATGCTAACGGTGTATCAATCATTATGGCAGATGTTACCGATTCATCTACAAAGGACAATGGTGCCCTTGTAGTCGAAGGTGGAGTCGGTGTAGAGAAGAGTGTTAATATAGGTGGAAATTTAGGTGTTACTGGTGTTTCAACATTTACAGGTATTGGTACTTTTATAAGTGATCTATTTGTAGGTGGTGATTTACATATTGCTGATGATTTATTTGTTGATGAAATGACTATTCGTAACTTAAAGGTTACGGGTGTATCAACCTTCCAAGGTGATATGCATCAAACAGGTGGAACATTTAATGCACTTGATGCAAGAATCGGTGGTGTTGGCATATCATCTAATATAATTTCAACTAAAGAAGGTCATGGTAATCTTCTGTATATTGACCCATATCCAGATGGTTTAAGTA